GTTTCTAAAAATGCAACGGTACTCGGACAAGCTATAGCTTCTGCAGTAAGCGGCGGCACAGCAATCATTACCCTTTGGTAAAAGGTGAATTGAAATGAGTTTTGTGCGAGATGCACTATCATGGATTGACAGCGGTGCAGTACAATATCCAGCGCTACATAAGCACATCATCGAGTTAGATTAGGTGTGTACACACCTATTCCTCGAGAACGATGCCGGCGCTGGTTGTAAAACGGCTTTTGCCAGAATTTCCGTTGGTAGCTGGCAAGACCGCCACATTCGTGAAAGAAGCAGGCTCCAGAAGTGTTGGCATAAGCGAGACCAGCGAAGGCGCAGAACTATTGATGGACTACACCCCGCTAAGCACAGTGACGGTAACTCCTTATAAAAAAGGCCAAAAAGCACGCATTTCCAGAGAAAACATAGAAGACCTCTACATCCCGGTGATTGAACAGCAACTCCGAAGATTAGCGAGGCGAGTCGCTTACCAGATCGACCTTGACTGCATGACGGTCATCGCAAGCGCAGCCGGTTACTCATCTGCAGGGTCTGGTAAAAGCTTAGGTGCAACGGGCACAGAATTTGTCGTCACAGGCGGAATCGGCACAAGGGACATTGTTGCAGCAGATGCTTACATAGCAAGCAAGAACTTTGTCGCTGATTCAATGATTTGCAATCCAATAAACAGTAGAGATCTAAAATATTTGCCCCAGTTCACTTTAGCAAGTCAATATGGGGAAGCGGTAATACAAACAGGGGCAATTGGCAAAGTTTACGGCCTCGACTTATTCGTCTCTAACGTTTGCTCCGCAGGCACAGCATACGTCATAAGCACAGGACAAAACCTGTCAGCAAGCTACGCGCCCCTAGGGTTTTTCGTTATCAAGCGACCTTTGATGACAGATGTTGACCCGAAAAAAGAATTCGACAGTGTCGACATAAGTCTTACCACACGATACGCCCCAGTCGTGCTCAATGGAGAATGCGTTGCACAAATCACGGGATTAGCAACAACTTAAACTCGATAAACCCCACTTTCTTATTTCCCCATTTTCTCGAATCTCGTCCACTTCGCGTAGAGACCGAGAATAGTTGGAGTAATGAAAAATGTCTTCAATACAAATATTCCTTCAAATCGCAGACGTGCAAGCCGCGCTCAACGCGACTTTCGACGGCGTAAGCACATACGCAGTTTACGGTCTCACACTGCAGACAGCGACGATGCAAGCTGCTTGCGACTACGCGAATCAATACGTCAATGGCTTAATTGGCATGAACATAACTGTGCAGGACATGCGGTTTTATCCAGCTAAGCAGATGGCTATTGACGTGGCCTGCATTCGCGCTCTCGTGATTGCCACCGGCGGCAGTTTAGTGGGCGCCTACGATTATTTCTTGGGCGACCTACGAGTTTCGAGGGCTGGGCCTTTCGCAACTGCGATTAAGAGCACGATTGAAGGTTTTAAGGAAGACTTGCTCAGGCAAGTAACGAATGTGTCAACGCCTGTGAAAACGGCAGACGCACAAGAAGCTGGTAAGGTGCCAACATACAAGGGCGGTGGGATAAGCCCATGACTCCTTTACCAAGTGAAGTTCAGGCTTCAAGCGCTGGAACGGCGCTTATCGACTTGAGCGTTCCAGCGAATCCGAAGGGTAATACTCTTTGGACAAACAACTTGATCGTTGCAAGGGTGAACGGCTTAAAAGTCGTCATAACAAGCGAACAACTTCAACAATATTTCGACAACGGGTATGACGTAATAGTCGTAACGCCCGGCACGGAGAGTGGTTAACGATTGCTGAAGTTAAAGTCCTAGAAGATTGGGGTCGAGAGGCCGAGTTGCGTAAGAAGTGGATGCGAATGTGGGAGAGGCTTGGAGTTCGCATCTTGAAGTTTCCAAAATGGATGCAGGTAATCATTCTTGAAGACGTGAACACGGCGATTGAGAATCGCGTAGCAACCATGGAGATGATCCGCAATGCCAAAACAAGAAGAGTTTGACGTCAACGAAACATACGGCATGGAGAGTGGTTAAACGTCAACGCATGATAACGCCTCAGTGATTTCTTCTGCTTTGCAGGCTAATTGGCAACTTCCGAGCCCTGCTGCAGCTGACATTTTGTGGCAGACGACAAGGGTTGATGCCGCGACGTTTCTAGCAGGCGGAAAAAACTATGCTGTAAGCTGCTACAACCCCACGAGCCCCACGCAGGTCGCTCCGTTATGCAGGGAGGCTTGGCAGCAGGTTGAAAGGGTGATGGTTGACGTTTACGTGAAAGCTGTGACAACGCCTTCTGCTGCTTGCGACGTTCGGGAAAGCATGAAGGCTGAAGTATACCGCATCCTGCACGCTAGTGAATTCAAGGTTTCGGGCATACAGGACTTGTATGTTGAGAGGGAAAGCAGCAAAGTTGAAGGGCCTGACCTTGTCCGCTTAACGATACAGGCTGCCTGCGTCAGCTTCCACATCCAAGCCTAATCACGTTCACCCGGGGGGAATTTGTGAGCGCAAGAATACGTGTGGATGTTCGGCATGCTCGTGAGCTGGCTGCAAGCCTCCGAGACACTTTTCCCAACGCGGTTGACACTGGCGTTCGCGAAGCTGTTCAGGTTGTTGGCGAGCGCATGGTAGGTGATGCGAGGAAGTTTGTTCCGGTTCGCACGGGGTTCCTGCTGAGCACGATCGCGCTTGATCAGCCTGCAGGCGCCAAATGGGCGTTTTCGCTTCTCGCACGCGCTCCTTACAGTGCTTACGTTGAGTGGGGCACGAGCAGGATGCAGGCGAGATTGTTCATGACGCGTGCTGTTGAGCTTCATAGTGTTGAGATGATGGAGGAAGTTGAAAACGCGGTGGTGCGGGCGGCGAGAGAAAGCCTTGGATAAACTGCTCAAGCTTCATCTGCGCAAGAAAGCCGTTAATCTTGCCGTGCGTGTTCTCAGCAGGCTTATGCCAGAGGTGAAGGCGACGTACCCGCAGACCAGAATGGTTGAGCATGTTTTCAGCAAGCTGAACAGGGCATTCAAGATTGAGGCTTACGCGGGCCGCTTCGATGACGTGCCGTATCAAACCCTTTCCGGCTTGAAAGACCGCAATTTTCAGAGGCTCCTGCAACTCGCGGAGAAGCTGCTGGTCTACTTTGGAGAGGAAGACCGCTACTACAGGGCGTGGCTGGGCCTTTTCATGTTGCGTGTGGGGGATGAAGTGAAAGCAGAGCTTGAAAGCTTGAGCTTCGAGGATTTCCTTGTCCACACTTTGGCTCAGTGGGAGCTTGACTTGCGCGGAGCCGTTCCAAAAGAGTATTTTGACAGTCATAAGGAGGAATTTCAGAACGTGGTGTTGGCAAGCTTCCTTATGAATCTCGTATAAAACGTTGATGGAGGTGAAAAAAGTATGCCAGGACCTACAACTCCCATAGTGGGCCGCACCGCAGTGATTCAGTACAGCGCGGGAACAGCTGTAACGATAGGCTACGCAACAGGAGTAACCGCTGACATAGCTGTGGATTTGATAAAAGAGTTCGCTCTGGGCTCTGATAAGGCTTCGATTCTTGCAGCTGGAAACAAGAGCTTCAAAGTTGCAGTTGACAAGATGTACATTGACAACACGTATGCAACGCTCGTTTACGCTGGCGCGCCGGTGGATTTCATTTTCGCACCTGCAGGCACAGCCACTGGGTATCCGAAGGTCACGATTAAGAACGTGGTTTTGACAGCGCACAACGTTAAAGCTGACCAGAAGGGCGTGGTGGCTGAGAAGGTTAGCGGCGAAGGCAACGACTACGTAATAGCCACATTCTAAGTTTCCCTCTTTTTTGGGCGCTTTTTAATGCGCCTGTTTTCGTTAATCAGGAAGTGAAAACATGAATGAAGAGATAGATTGGAACAAAATCTCACAGATGCAAGAGCGGCTTGACGAGCTTGAACGTGAAAAGCTTGAAAGAGTCAGGGTTTTCGACCCGAAAGAGCTTGTGCGGAAAGCAAAGGTGATTAGGGAAGTCTTTGATGAGGATTTGGGCACTATCAGATATGTTCTCCTGAGCTACAATGACCTCAACGAGATAATTGAAAAGTACAAGGACAACAGGGACAGGAGCATACAGCTTCTGTTCAGGCAGCTCGCACCCGCAAACGAGGGCTTAGCGGTTGAGGACCTAAAGGAAATGCCGTATGAAGTCGTGGTTAGGCTGCTGACGAAGCTTCAGAAGGAAGGCGGTTTTTTTCCTCAAACAACATCGCAGAATGGATCGACGTCGACGTCAGAGCCCAGACCATCGGATTCATCGCCCATGAGTACGGTTACACACTTCAAATGATCGGCGAGCTAACTCCGTTCCAAATCGAGTTTCTCAAGCAGTGGGCCGTGTGGTACTTCAAGCTGCAGAAGGGTTAACAGAGATTGAGTTCAGACGTTGAGATTCACCTCATCGCGTACGATGAGGCTTCAAGTGCGATAGAGAGCGTGGGATCGAGCCTTTCCGTTACGTTTCAGGATGTTGAGGGAAAAACCCAGAGCCTCATGAACACCACGGACGAGGCAACGTCACAGATCACCAGCGACTACAACAGGGTTCAGGACTCGGCAGCGGGCATGCAGGCAGGCCAAGAGCAGGCATCGATGGGCTTTCAAAGCTCCATGATGGCAATGAACAACCTAGCGGTTTCAGGCGCCGCTCTCGCCATGAGTTTTGAGCGTGTAGAGAAAAGTCAAGTGATGGCTGACCGTGCAAACCTGAACGTGATGCGCAGCACTGAAGCGGTGGAGAGAGCTCAGAAAACCTACAATGAAGCTGTGGCCGCATACGGCGTGAACAGTGCACAGGCGAAAGAGGCTGCTGACAAACTTGCTATTGCGCAGGAAGCTCATAACATTGCGCTTGAACGTGCAGACATGGCTAATCGAAACGTCAACAGCACGATGTTGATGTCAGCGTTAACGGTTATTCCGAGCCTAATCTCAATCATAGGCACGGTTTCAAACGCAAGCGAGATTTGGGAAGGCATCCAGTGGGGTTTAAACGCTGCTATGGACGCGAACCCAATAGCAATAGTCATCCTCGCCGTCGCTGGGCTCGTCGCCGCCGTGGTGGCTGCTTACACTTACTGCGCCCCATTCCGAGACATTATCAACGCTATAGGCGGCGCTCTCTACAACTTCTTCAAACCCGCGATTGACGCTGTTTCAGGCGCTCTAGGCTGGCTTTGGAACAACATCCTCGTGCCTGTCGGGTCCTTTCTTTCGGCAATGTTCACTTATGACATTCAAGTTGTTGTAGGAGCTTTTCAGTGGCTTGCTAACGTGCTTAAGCCCGTCACGGATTTTCTGGGGGCAATCGCCGGCGCAATTGGTAACGCGTGGAACGTTGTTGCTGGGGCTGTCGGCGGAGCCTGCAGCGCTATAGGCGAAGCAATTACGGCGGGAGTCAACTCTGACGTTGCCGTCGTAACCAACGGCTACAACGCGATTTCAAATGCTGTAGGCGGCGCTCTTGATACCGCTAAAGACATCTGCCTCGCCTTCACGGGCGAGACGAAGGCTTACTATGAGAAGTGGCGGGACGACTCGCTCAAGATTGTTGACGAGAACCTTTCGAAGCAGGAAGCTGAGATCAACGCGAAATACGATGCCATGACCAAGACTGTTAATGACGAGCTGAGCAAACAGGTTGACGAGATAAACAAGAAATACGATGAGATGAAGGCTGCCGCGGACAAGCATTTCGACGAGGAATACGCTGCCTTCATCAAACACTATGATGATCTGCTTAACCCGCCTAAAACCAGTTTGGAGAAGCTGCTTGAGAAGTACACGAGCTACTACGATCAGCAGATCGGCGATTTGACGAAGCACTTCGACGACGAAACCAAAGAAACAAACACTCACTACGACAACCTTGTCAGTGAGGTTAACAAGAACCTTCAGCAGCAAATAGCCGACATCACCAGCAACTACAACGCACAGACAGCCGAAATAAAAAGCAGCTACACCGAGCAACTGAGTGATACTAAAAACTATTATGATGAGATGATCGGAGCCGTCAACGCAGGTCTCAAAGCAATCCAAGACGCTCGAAAAGGCGACTTGAACGCGCTGGAGCTTAACATGCTAGAGGAAAAAGAGAAGCTCAAAGCAGCGCATGACGCAGGCACACTTGACGACAAGGCCTACCAGCAGGCTCTGAGCAACCTGCAGAAAACGTACAATGACCAGAGAAGCGATATGTCAGACGCTTATCGACTGAAGGAGCTTGAGTATGAGAAAGCGCACGCTGGCGAAGTGGAAGGATTAACGAAGGAGAAGAATGATAAGCTGACAGCGATGGCTAATGACGAGAAAACAGCGCTTACTAAAGCTGAAACAGACAAGAACGACGCAGTCAAAGCCGCTGAAACTGCAGCGAACGCCAACATCGTAGCGCTTAACCAAGAGAAAACAGACAAGTTGAAATCGATTGCGGATCAAGAGAAAGACGCGATCGCAAAGATTGAGCAAGAGAAAAGCGCAAAGATTAAGGAGATTCAAGACGCAAGCGCAGCGCTGGAGAAACAGCACGCTGACAACATTGCAGCAATCGAGAAAGCAAAGAATACGGAAATCACCGCTGCAGAGACGACCGCTCAGGAAAAGATAAAGGCAATTACGCAAAAAGCGAACGATGAATCTAATACGATTGTGAATAAGGCTGAAACAGAAAAGCAGCGAATCATAACAGAGTCGGGAAAGAAGATTGAAGGTTCAACGAATGACGTCTGGTCAAACGTTGGAAAAAGCATAAGCAACTTCGCAAGTAGCGCATACGACACGATTTCAAACACCTTCAGTAACATAGGCTCAAC